GTGTTCCGGCACTTGCGCACGTTTCTGCGTCACGACGATGCGAGGCAGGTCACGAAGAAAGACTTGCTCGCATGGCGAGATCACCTGTTGGGCGTTGAAAAACTCTCGGCGAAGACTGTGAGCGACATCTATCTCTCGACGGTGCGGTCCGTTTTCGCTTGGGCGCATGAGAATGAACTCCTGCCCGAAAACGTGGCCGAGAAGGTTCGACAACCGAAGCCGAAGCGCGTGAACAGCCGGGAAACAGGATACACCGACGCCGAAGCGCTCGCTGTTCTGCGCGCATGCCGCGCCCATGTGCCGAAGCCCAATCAGTTTGGCTATGTGCGCGAAACCCCTCACATGACGGCGGCGAAGCTCTGGGCGCCCCTGCTCGCAGCCTTTTCGGGGGCACGCATTTCTGAGATCACTCAGCTTCGGAAAGAAGACATTCGCGAGGAAGGGGGGCGTTGGATCGCAAGGATTACCCCTGACGCTGGCACCGTCAAAGCCGGGGGCTACCGGGATATTCCGTTGCATCGACAGGTGATCGCTCTCGGCTTCATTGCGTTTGTTCAAGCTTCCGCGCCGGGGCCGCTTTTTCACGGCGCAACCGAACCCGGCCGTTTCGCAGATGCGGCTCAGAACATATCCGACGAACTCGGGAAGTGGCTGCACAGTCTGAAGCTGGTCCCGAAAGGTGTGCGCCCGAATTACGGGTGGCGGCATCGTCTGAAAACCCAAGCGCTTGAACTCGGTCTGACGATGCGCGTGATCGACGCCATGCAGGGGCATTCGGGCCGGACGGCAGGCGAGAACTACGGGGACGTGACAATTCTTGCGAAGGCGCGGGTCATTGATGCTCTGCCCGATTACGACCTCAAATAAAGATATAATATAACATTTTCCTTGCGGCTGGATTCAGGCATGTGGTATCTTGATACCCATACGAGTGTCCCTGTTTTCAGTTGCGATGTTTCAAAAGTTCCTTTCTGCATTTCAGAAAAAGGCGGTGGGCGTTTCGACGCCTGCCGCCCTTCCGCTGTTCGGACTTGCCCCGACACTGACGGGCAAGACCGTCACCACCGAAAGCGCGTTGCGTGTGCCTGCCGTCGCCTGTGCGGTGGCGCTGATCGCCGAGACGGTGGGCTCGCTGCCCGCGAAGCTCTTCGAGAAAGAGGGGCGCGCGAGCGTCACCGATCACGCGGCCTTTTCGCTGATCCATGACGAGGCAAACCCCTGGACCTCGGCCGAGGCGCTGCGGGTGCAACTTACCACCGATGCGCTGTTGCGCGGCCACGGCTTCGCCCTTGTCGTGCGCAATGCCACCGGCGACCCTGTCGAGCTGCATCGGCTCGAACCGCACATGGTTCAGGTCGAAACCGACGACTTCGGCGAACCGGCCTATCTGGTGCAGCTCGCCGATGGCCGCCACCGCTACCCCTTCACCGACATTCTGCATGTGAGCGCCTTCGGAGGTGCCTCGCCGATCACGCTTGGCCGCGAGGCGATCGGTCTTGCCCTCGCCTTTGAAGAACATATCGCCAAGCTCTTTGCGAACGGAGGCAAGCCCGGCGGCATCCTGAAGACCGAAAAGACCCTCGGCGACGAAGCCAAGGCGAAGCTTGCGACAAGCTGGACGGCGGCGCATGGCGCAGGCCGTTCGGGCGGCACCGCGATTCTTGACGAAGGCATGAGCTATGAAGCGGTGACGATGACGCTCGCCGACACGCAATTTGCCGAGAACCGTCTGGAACAGATCCGCGAGATTGCCCGTGCCTTCCGGGTGCCGCCGACGATGCTCTTCGAGCTGACGCGGGGCACCTGGAGCAATACCGAAGAGATGGCCCGGCAATTCCTGCAAGTGACGCTGAAGCCGTGGCTTGCGTCCTGGTCCTGGGCCTATGCGCGCTGCCTGCTTTCGCCCGAGGAACGCCGCCGCCTTTATGTCGAGTTCGTCACGGATGATCTGACCACCACCGACACCGCCGCCCGTGCCGCCGCCTATGGGCAGTATCGCAGCATGGGCGCGATGACCGCCAACGAGGTGCGGGCCGGTCTGAACCTGCCGCCGCGCGCCGATGGCGACACGCTGCAAAACCCCTACACCACCACCGGCGCCGCCCCTGCGGTTGATCCGGTGGCTGATCCTGCCCCCGAGGATGTCCCGCATGACTGACCGCATCACCCTGCGCGCCTTCTTTGGCGATGCCGAGCGCGCCTTCACCCTGACCGACCCGATGTTGACCGAGCTGGAGCGCCTGACCGGCCTTGGCACCGGCGCGCTCTATGCCCAGCTCGTCAACATGGCCTTCCCGGTGCAGGTGCTCGCGCAGGTGATCCGCCTTGGCCTGATCGGCGCGGGGATGCCCCCCGAGGAAGCCAAGCACCTTTGCGCCGCCTATGCCGAAAACCGCCCGCTGGCCGAGGTCTTCCCGCTCGCCTTCGCGATCATGGATGCGCGCTGGAGCGGTGTTGAGGTCAAGCCATGACCGACCGGCTCGAAATCAAGGCGCAGCTCGCCGTGACCGAGGCGGGCGAGATCACCGGGATTGCCTGGCCCTTCGGCTCTGCCGACCGCGTGGGCGACGTGATCGTGAAAGGCGCCTTCACCGCCCCCGCCGCCCTGCCGATGCTCTTTGCCCATGATCAGGCGCAGGTGATTGGCGTCTGGGACCGGATCACCGAGACCGAGGCCGGTCTGACGGTGAAGGGGCGCCTGTTGATCGACGACGTTGAACGCGCCCGCGAGGTGCGCGCGATGGTCAAGGCGGGCGCCGTCTCGGGCCTGTCGATCGGCTTTGTCACCAAGGATGCCAAGCGCGAAGGCCGGGGCCGCCGGATCACCGCGCTTGAGCTGCACGAAATCAGCATTGTTGCCGTCCCGGCGCATCCGGGCGCGCAGATCACCTCTTTGAAATCAACGCATTGCAATTCGGAGTTCACACAGATGGAACAAGAAGACACCCCGGCCCAAGCGCCGCAGATCGACACCAAAGCCTTTGACGAGATCAAGGCCCGCCTCGACAAGCTCGAAGCGAAGACGAACCGCCCGAGCCTGGCCGTGACCGGCGTGCAAAGCCCGATCATGGCCGCCGACGAGGTGAAGGGCTTCGTGCATTACCTGCGCACCGGCGACAAATCCGAGACGAAGAGCCTCGCCTATGGCGCCCCCTCGACCGGCGGCATCCTTGCCCCCGAAACCGTCTCGACCGCGATCATCGAAAAGATCGCCGAACAATCGCCGGTGCGCGGCCTTGCCTCGGTCATTTCCATGAGCGGGCCGCTGCTGCAACTGCCCCGGCTGGTGAACGAGGTGCAGCCCGCCCATGTGACCGAGACCGCTGCGCGCCCGGAATCCGAGCCGACCTTCGAACAGATCGACCTCAAGCCGCATGAGATGGCGGTGATCGTGCCGGTGACGCGTGTGCTGCTCGAAGATGCGCAGGTCGATCTGAACGGCTATCTGAGCGCCCATATCGCCCGCCGCTTCGGCCAGCTTGAAGCGCAATGGTTCGTCAAGGGGAACGGCACCACCGCCGCCGAGGGGGTGCTGACCTCGACCGAGGTGCAGGAACTTGACGCGCCGACCCTGTCCCCGGCCCAGCTGCTGGACCTCTTCTATGCGGTGAAGACGCCCTATGCACAGAATGGCGCGTGGCTGATGAACCGCAAGACGATGGCGAGCATCCGCAAGCTGGCCGACCTCGACGGGCAACTTCTGTGGCAAAGCGGGCTGGCCGCAAGTCAGCCGTCGCTGTTGCTCGGCCGCCCGGTCTATGAGGCGCCCGACATGGACGATGCGACCGCGGGCAAGACGCCGATCGTCTTCGGGGACTTCGCCGAGGGTTACACGATCGCCGACCATACCGGCTTCAGCGTCATGCGCGACGATTACACCGGCGCGGCGAACGGCATCGTCAAGCTGCACGCCCGCCGCCGTGTCGGTGGCCGGGTGACGCTGGGCGAGGCGCTGGTGAAGCTCAAGCTCGCTGCCTGAACCATGACCCCGCTTGCGCGCAGCGAAGAGGTGACTTTGCATCACGGGGGTTGGGCCGTGGTGCTGCGCCCCTCGCTGCGCGCGGCGATGACGCTTGAACGCCTGCACGATGGCTGGCCGGGTCTTCTCCTTGGGCTCGGGCAGTTCCGCTTGCAGACCGTTCAGGCGATCATCCGGGCTTCGGCGGTTGATCGCAACGCCGCCGAGGCCCTTCTGGCCTCTTTCGCTGCCGCCCCCATTGCGGTGGTGAAAGAGGCCGTCACCGCGCCCCTGAGTGCGCTTCTGACCCTCTTCCTTGCCCCGATGACCGAGACGGCCGAGACCACCGCCCCGGCACAGTCGAAGCCCTGGGCGGACGCCTATGCCGAGCTTTACCGCTTCGGCACGGGCTGGCTTGGCTGGAGCCCGGCCGAGACCTGGGCCGCAACACCGACCGAGATCGCGCAGGCGCTCGACGGCAAGCTTGCGCATCTGATCGCGCTGAACGGTGGCGAGGGCAACGCCGGTCCCAGCGGTCCCGCCGGTCCCGGCCCCGACACCTACACCCCCGCGCGGCTGCGCGAGATCGAAGAGCTGGGCTTCGACCCGGCCTTTGACCGCGAGGGCCTGCGCCGTCTGAAAGCGATGACCTGACATGCCCCGCCCGCCCCATATCTGCGCCTGTGGCCGCCTTGTGCCGCATGGCGAGCGCTGCACTTGCCAGAAAGACGCCGACCGCGCCCGCAAGCGCCGCCACGATGCGAAACGCCCCTCGGCCCGCGAACGCGGTTACACGACCGATTGGGAGAAAGAGCGCGCGGCCTTCCTTGAAGCGCACCCGTGCTGTGCGATCTGCGGGGCGGTGGCGACCGTGGTCGATCACATCACCCCGCACAAGGGGAACAAGGCGCTCTTCTGGGACCGCTACAACTGGCAAGCCCTTTGCAAGCCCTGCCATGACCGGGTGAAACAACGGGAGGAGAGACAAGCTCCTGCGATAAACGTGCCATGAGGCTCGTCAGTCATCTTTGTGCTTAATATCAGCCATAGGCACAAAATTTTCCTTCATGATTTCCCAAAGCGCATCTCGAAAACCAAGCAAATCTTCGTCATTATATTCGTCAACAGCCTTAATTATCGCGTGAGCTTGATTTTCCGGGACCAGATCAGAGGCCGGACTGGCGTCTTCGTGAACGCAAAGAGCACCCCTCCCGCTATCATCCAAAATTTCACCTATCTTTGAAACTGCAGCCACAATCACTCCAGCTGGGACGTTATCGCCCTTAGGAATAGTCAAGGATATTCTTCTTGCGATTTCCTCGAACTCCTCCTGCTTCAAAAGTCCCAACCGAAAGACAGACAATCCTTCCCTGAGGTGTTTAAATGGCAAAACGCTAGGCTTAGGCCCATTATTCCCGAAGTGTTTGGGGCTAGATACTAATCTACCGACTTCCTCGGAAGCGCTTACTGGCCCAAATATCGAAGCCATTTTGGGAACATGTTTACAATTAGCACTCAAAAGAGCACCACTAGAGAGAGGCTATAGCTGAAAGCAGTTCGCTCGGGATGCTTCGCATATCGAACTCAACCGCATCTTTAGTCTTTATAGGGCCATTTCGAAAAAAATAAGTCATCCTACTTTCAATAAAGCTAACAGTCCCTGAACCTTTTGGGGTTCGCCAATACCACTCAGCATCACCATCTGCAGTTGCTCCAGCTTCAGGCGCTGGGAGAGTGCCAGGCAATGCAGCCAAGAAAGCCAACGCGGAGCCTATAGTCGAACGTGTCGGAGCCAAGCTTCCAATCCCGTCCCAGCCGTCTTCCAGCTCGTAAAAAGAGCTCATCTCCTTGCATGCATCAGAGAAACGCTGCGGTGCAAAAAGGTAGGAAGACATGATGTGCGCGCTGTCCCGTGGGTTGAGCGCGGCCATTGTCGGAGACGGCAGTGAACAAAGGGTTACCAATGAGGCCGCAGCCGCTGTAAGAAGCGCAGTTCCGCCAAAGCCTGCAACCGGGCAATCACCCAAGACAGCTTTGGAAGCAAGACGACTTAGCGAGTGGTCAGTTTTGGACTCCGGCTCTAGATCCACATAGATCGAGCGAGAAGAAGGATAGTCGTATGTCGCAGCACAAAATGCCCCATCCATCCAGATCACCCCAAGTTTATTTTCTTGATCATAGCTTGCGATAGAAACTTCTTCAATATCGATTTATTGCTCTCGTGCAACTTATCAAAAACAATGCAGGCATCCCCCAAGGAGCCATCACCATTCAAAACGCGAATCCCATTTTCAAGTCTGAGCGCAAGCGTAGAGTCCATTCTAACTTCAATCGTCGGCTCATTAACTGCATCAAAGTGGATTCGATTTAGCAACGCACCCGCATCAAGGTTATTCCATTTCTCAAACCAACCTTGATACAAATGCCAAGCACTGCCTCCGCCAAGCAATCTGCGCGGAACATACTCGCCATCGACATTCAGCAACTCTGAAACGTCGTATTGATCTTTGCCACCATGCCAACCAAAAACGTCAATAGTTTGATATATAATTTCTCGCGCGATCAGCGGCGCCTGAGAGCCGCCAACAGAGGCCACTACTGAAAGCGATTTACTCAATACATCCTGAGCAAGAGGCCAAATATCAGCCCAGCGCGTATACGTTAAACAATTAAAAAAAACGGTGTTGTTTTCAAACGACAACCGCAGGGCGATAGTTCCATCCGGCTTAACGCGATCGAATATCACACCTGATGCCGGGACGAATTGCGGTATTAGGATTCCCGTCGGGCCAAACGTTACCTGATGCTGCTGAACATCATTCGATCTTGGCAAATGCTCCTTCCAGACGTCATGATTTTGCTTTAACGCCAGAAACTGCTCCGGCGCCCAATGCTTTTCAAATACAAAACCAAAAACCGCCTCGACTAGCGAGTGGTTGTCTGCTCGCGGAACAAACAATTTCACATCCTCCGACCCATCCCCACACCTGACCTTGCTGGTGCGAGTCTGCTAAGGATTGATATGGCGTCTATTTCGTCTCGTGACAAGTAAGGCAGTCCGCGAAGCAACAACTTGCGCGCACGGGGGCGCACCTCCCAACTTCCACCCTTGGCCCGGACCGGCGGGGGGAGGTCCGCGCAGGATGGGCGCTAAATAACTTTTTCGCAGACTCTTCAAACCGTTGACAGGGTGTGTTACATTATTACACACACCTTCTTTGACGAGTTTTCGAGTATGCCTTCCGTTACCGTGCCCGAGCTGAAAGCCCAGCTCAACCTCGACCATGACCTCGACGATGCGCTTTTGTCGCACCAGATCGAGGCCGCCGAAGCCCATGTCGCAAGCTTCATCGGTTCACCTCTGACCGACCCCCTTCCGGCCGCGATCCGGCAAGCGGTGCTGATGCTCGCCGCTTACTGGTATGAGACCCGCGAGACCGCGCAGGCCGGGGGTGCGCCCTATGCCGTGCCGTTCGGGGTGCATGACCTCTTGCAACCGCACCGGGTCTGGGTGGTCTGACATGGCCGAGCTTGACCTGAACGCCCAAGCCGCCCGGCTGGCACGGCGCCTTGAAGCGATTCCTGCGACCGTTCTGGAAGCCCTGCGCCCCGCCGTGGTGCAGGCGGCCGAAGACCTCGCCGCCACCGCCCGCAGCCTTGCCCCCGAGGCCGAGGGTGATCTGAAAGCCTCTATCGTCGTGACCCCGCCCGGCGCCGAGACCCCGGCTTATGCCGAAGGCGGTGGCCGTCGCACCGCGGGCGCCAATCAGGCGCTTGTCACCGTGGGCAATCCCGAACAGCGCCACGGCCACCTTGTCGAGTTCGGCACGAAGCCGCATGTGAACGCCGGGCAGTTCGCGGGCACGCATCACCCCGGCACCGCGGCGCAACCCTTCCTTCTGCCCGCTGCGCGTCTGACAGAGGATCGCGCCCGGCGTCGGATTGCCCGCGCCGTCGGGCAAGCCGTGCGCAAGGCCGCGCAAGGGGGGGATCATGCTTGACCCGGCCCTTGCCTTTCAAACCGCCGTGCGGGCGGCGCTGATCGACGCGCCCGAGGTGCTGGCCCATCTGCAACCCGCGAACATTCGCGCAGGCAGCATCCGCCCCGAGCGCCTGCCTTCGGTGGTGCTGGGCGATGCCCGCACCGAGTTCCTGGGCTGCGCGGCCGGTTCGCAACGTCTCGCGCGGGTGTTCCTGACGCTGCATATCTGGGCGCAGGAAGACGGTGCCGACACCGCGCGCCAGATCGGGGCGGCGATCTATGGCGCGCTGGAGTTCGGACCGAAGGACACGGCGGAAATCAGCCTCGACGACTGGGCGCAACCGCGCATGGTCTGGCTGCGCGATCCGCAACCCGAGCTGACGCTGACACATGGCGCGATGGCGCTTGAGGCCGTTGTCCGGTGGCGGGTGTGACGATGCAGGCCGGAAAGCTTCAAAACCGCATCGCCCTGCAACGGCTGACCGAGACAGTCGCGACTTCGGGCGCCGTCACGACCACCTGGGCGACCTATGCGCAAGGCCGGGCCGAGCTGCGTCAGGCGGGCGTGTCCGAGTTCCTGACCGCCGCGACCGAGGCCACCACGAAGAACGCGGTGTTCCTTCTGCGCTGGGTGCCGGGCGTGTCGGTGGCCGATCGCATCCTTCACGATGGCACGGCATGGAACATCGTCGCCATTGCCGAGATCGGGCGCAGGCGCGGCCTTGAGCTGCGGGCGGTGGTCGCATGAGCGCCGTCACCCTTCGCGGGGTGAAGCCCGCGCTCAAGCCCGATGCCGAGGCGCTGACGAAGGTGCCGCCCGCGCCCGCCTATCTCTCGTTGCACGCGAAGGCGGAATGGAAGCGCATCTTTCCGCAACTGATCGCGCGCCGGATCGTCACCCGTGCCGATCTGGCGGGCGTCGAAGCCTATTGTTCGGCCGTGGGCATCTGTCGGCAGATCGAAGCCGATCGCACGGCGGCAGGCGGGGTGATCGACAAGACCGCCTTCGGTATCTGGAACCGCGCTGCCCAGACCGCCCGGCAACTCGCCTCGGAATATGGTCTCACGCCGACCTCACGCGCCCGGATCATTTCCGGTGATCCGAGCGCATTAGACGAGGATGACCCACTTGCCGTTTAATCCTAAGAGGTCAGCGCATACGCTTGCGCAGCTCCGCTCGAGCACTTGGCGAAAGCAGCTTCGAAATACCATCAATCAACTCGACCACCTTAAGTTCCAAGTGATTTTCGTCACTGCTTTCCGGTTCGGTCGCTATGAGGCTAATCCGCGTTTTGCTATTCTTCTTTTTGCCAAACTTGCCCAAAAACTGAGCCAGCTTAGCATGGAGTTCGCGGCCGGTCGGTGTGTTGTCTGGCTCCTCCTCAAACCAATTTTGCAAGAGCGCCTCAGTGTCACGCCCGTTCATCTGCGCTTCAAACTGACTGTAGGTATTGGCCGCCAGGTCAACGTAGCCAATGAACTTGGACGGTGCGAAGATCCACTCTCCATCTGGCCGCTTAATAGCATACCATGCCCGGAATTGAGAAAGACGATGCAGCAGCTTTTGCGCTTCGTCTTGAAAATTCTCGATATTCTTAACGGCGGTGTGCGCGTCATTGATAAGTATGGGGTTTGCAGCAGTCACAACTATTCCCTTCATGATATCAAATCTCCTAGTGTCCCTTCAGTGTGCATTATTCGAGATGTTCATAGTGTGTATGTAGTTCATACATATCGCGAGCACAACGATTCGTTCGAGTGTTTTGGAGTTGGTCAAAAATGACGAGCCAAAGCACCTATCCGACCTGGGTCTTTGACGGCTCGCCGATCGACGACCCGCTGGGCGCGGGCGAGCGGGCGGTGCAGTTCTTGCGACGCCTGCGCCACCCGGCCAGCACCGCGCCGAAGCGCGCCTTTCAGCTTGCGCCCTGGCAAGAGCGGATCGTTCGGCGCATCTATGGCCCGCGCGATGCACAGGGCGCCCGCGTCGTGAAGATGGTCTTCCTGATGATCCCGCGCGGCAACCGCAAGACCTCGCTCGCCGCCGCGCTCGCGCTGTTGCACTTGCTTGGCCCGGAACGGGTGCCCGCCGGGCAGATCATCTTTGCCGCCTCGGATCGCGAACAGGCGGGCATCGGCTTTCGCGAAGCGGCCGAGATCATCCGGCAAGACCGGCGCCTTGAGGCCGTGACCCGGCTTTATGACGCCCATAACGCACCGAAGGCGATCAAGAGCACCCGCGACGGCTCGGCGCTGAAGGCGGTGTCCTCGGATGGGCGCGCGCAGCACGGCACGACGCCCACCTTCGTTCTCTCTGACGAGATTCACGTCTGGCAGGGGCGCGAGCTTTGGGAAGCGCTGCAATCGAGCATGGCGAAGCGCGCGGGCGGGCTGACCGTCATTGCCACCACCGCAGGCCGGGGCAACGAAGGTCTGGCCGCCGAGCTTTACGCCTCTGCGCGCGGTGTGGCGCTTGGGCAGATCGTGAACCCCGAGTTCCTGCCGATCCTCTTCGAGCCCGAGCCGGGCGCGGATCGGGAAGACGAAGCGCTCTGGCATCGGGTGAACCCCGGTCTGGCGCATGGCTTTGCCGCCTCCGGCAAACCCGCCGCGGTTCAAACCGAGAGTGCACCGCAGCGAGAGGCGCGCGCAGTCCAT